CATCGTCTTGTTTTGTCGGTCTTGACTCTCCATCTTTTTGCTGGAACTTCAACCCTAAATACTTTCCATCCGATCCCTCGTTGACCCAGCCTGAAATCCAGTAGTCAATCCCTCCTATAGTCGCGCTCCCTCTGTAATCAGGGTGAGCGTCTTTTTCTTTTTTCTTGTTCTTGCTAATACTTCCGGTTAGTTCTTTTGGCATAGCGATTTCTCCATTTCTGACACCTCTGCTAGAAAGTTCGTGAGTTGAAGCTCGATGATCTTGAACTCCTCTGGCTTTGGTTCATATCTAACAATGAATAACTGCAAGTGATCGGGAAGTCTTGGGTCGAAACTTACAAAGTCGCACCATGTCCTTCCTGTCACGAGCATTTGAGTGAGCATTTGAGACTTGTACTTAGTGGGAACCTCCTTTGCTAATAAGTAATCAACATGAGTGTTACTGTTGGGACACTTGATCTCGATCAGGCCTGAGCCCACAAACCCATCAGGAGAGGCTCCAAGCCATTCTATGCTCTTGTGCTTGTGAAAGCCCGTCTGCTCCACAATCGAGCCTGTAGCCTGCTCATAAGCGACCCTAGCGATAGGTTCTTGCTCTGTACCCCATTGCATAGCAGCGTTCGTGAAGGAATCGCCCTGTAAGCCCGTTAAACGCTCTGTGACGAGCTGGATTGCGTAGTTCCGTCTAGTAGCCGTACCTTGCTTCGCAATCGCGTCTGAAGCCCTAGAAGCCGTTACATGACCTAGTCTTGCCTTAAACCATTCGTCAGTTCTTTGCATTTTGCACCTTTAGAAATCCTCGTTCGATCATTGCCTGCATCGTGTTGATATACGCCTGGTTCCAGAAGTCTCGACGTTCTTCACGAGACATATCTTTTCCCTGGTCCAAGTATGTGTGGCATCTGTAACAGAGGGATGCTACTAAAGCATCAGATACCTTGATGCCCATGCCTTTTCCTTGATTCCTGTGTGCAGCTACTACAGTCCCATCTTCGGCGTAACAAGACCCGCAAGGGATATGCCTGCAAGCCTCAAGCAGCTTTTTGTTTATGTACATTGATTTTCCTTAAATCTAATTCAGCGTCTTTCATCTCATCAGTCCAGATCAAGCCTTTCTCCAACGCGTACTGTAAAAGTTGCTCCACAAGATCAGAGAACTCAGAGACCGTGAGAGAAGCGGTAGAAGGTTCTATCTCCTTCACCTGGCCGCCAGGTAGGTCTACGATCCGTGTAGGAAGAAATCGAGTCTTAGCCCACTCATGCCAGATGTCTTGGGTATATTCTTGGTTCATGAGTTGTTCAGAACACGCAGTTAGAATCGCCCAATAAAACCGATTCTGAGCCGCTGTACGAGGAGGTTTGGTAATAGTTACCATGTAACCCAATTCAGCGTCTTGTAGAGCCTCTACAGCTCTCCTACGGTCATTCTCAGTCGTTAAAATCAGTCGCATTGAGCCTCCACCAGTTGTAATTTGCTCTGAAAGCCCTTCTTGCCATGTCTGGGAACTTATCGTGGTGATCCGAGAACATCGCTTCCAAGAGTCTCCTTCTAAACACCGGACCGTTTACGTCGAGCCACATTAGCCAAGAATCGAGATCAGCTTCCTTGCCGTTGCCGATTAAAAACCGCATCGCGGTGATAGACTCAGTGCTTGGCTTTTTGTTGTACGGAGCGCGGCACGCATCTTCAACTGCCAGGTTGATGACCGACCACAAGAGCTTCTTGCAGCGGTCAGTCTGGATGTCGTCGATCAAGCCTTCTTCAAATCGGTCTAGGTTCATTTGACTTCCGTAAGTGCTTTCTTCTTGGCTTCGTAAACGGCTACGAGTTCTTTGATCTCTGGCTTGTCTTTCATGGCTTTGTAGGCCGGAGAGAACTCTGCTTTAAGCGCGTCTAATGACTCTGCCGCTTCGAGTTTTGCCTTATAGGCCTCAAGCTCATCAACTTTTTCCTCGCTAGGAATATCCTCTCCAGCATAGATATACAAACCGATGCCATGCAAAGCGATTGCCTTAGCTAAACACCGTTGCATAGCCGTATTGACTGCAAACGCATCAGGGTTAGAGATCGCTTTATTTCGGTTATCCATGACGGGAAGTTGAGCCATTCTTGAGACACCAAAGGCCTTGACTTCACAAAAGACCATGACCGTCTCGCCCCACATCTGATGGGGCTTGTACTCCCAAGTGGCGTTAGGATCATTCAAAAGAAGTTGCTCTACAGCCCAGGCCCAGGACAGGTACGACAGACCCATCTTGGTTTCTTTCTTGCTGTTGACGTTGATTTTGTTTAACTCAGCGAATTTCATGTTTTCTACCTTACGAATAGGAACAGGAGTACCCCGTAAAAGATTCCCAATATGCTGCATAAGATCCAATCACTCCTCGTCGGTTTCCATTTCTCCAAGTTCAAACTCCTGTTGTTCCAACTGTTGGTCATTTTGTTCCCTCTCTCTGTCGTATTGGTAAAGTTGTCTGTCCAACCAGGCATCGTAGTCAACGCTCATGGTGCTTCCTTTGTATGGATGACGCAGAATTCTTCTAAATAGTTCGTTAAGTCAAACGTAATTTCTCCAGTCTTTACGTTGTAGTTGTCATAAAAGTATTCTTTTAGTATTTTTTCTAGCTGCTCTTGTGTAAGTACGATTTTCATGTTGGCTCCTTGTTGTGATGGAGTAATCTTAGGCTTATCAACCCCATAAGACTGTCATCGTGACGACAATCTCTGCCACTGACACCAAGAAAACACGCCGTTCGTCGGTTAGTCCTACTCAGAGGTCTCTAGCCTTACTAAGAGAACGAGGTTATTTATGCCAAATCGTCGAGCACTGGAACCCTTGGGCTCGTATTCGACAAGACTTATTCGGGATAGGGGACATCCTTGCGATCAAGGACGGTGAGACGCTGCTGGTGCAGACAACGAGCAGGGCTAACATAAACGCCAGGGTGAAAAAGATAAGCGAGTGTGAGCATCTTCCGGCTATCTTGAGAGCAGGCTGGAAGATAGAGGTTCATGGCTGGGGCAAGCTAAAAGAGGGATGGGTTTGCAAAATAATAGAGCTATAATGCTGCTATAGTTGTACGGCAAGGGATACCCCGACGGGGGGAAAAGTGGTCTCATCACCCACCTGCCCTTTGCATCTTTCAGTGATGACTAACCTTGATGGGGTTTTTATGCACTACTACCAACACCATATCGGTGACTTCATAAAAGACACTTCATTCCTGACCAACGAAGAGGTTGGGATTTACATGAAGCTGCTCTGGCTTTACTACGACACAGAAAAACCTTTGCCAGACTCGTTGTTTGAGCTTTCCATGAAAGTCAATGGGCGAGATAAAGAGCAGGTGATCTCAGGGCTTCTAAATATGTTCTTCACGCTTGAAGAAGGAAGCTGGCATCACAAGCGATGCGATAGAGAGATAGGACACTATCATCAGCAGCTAGAGTCTGCTTCTAAGGCTGGAAAAGCATCGGCCGCTAAACGAGCGATGAACAAGCGTTTAACGGGCGTTCAACAGCCGTTCAACGAGCGTTCAACGACCGAGCAACCAACCAATAACCAACAACCAATAACCAATAACCAACAACCAAATATAAGCACACGCTCGGCAAGCTCGCTTCGTCCTGATGATGTTGATGAATCGGTTTGGGCTGACTTCAAGGCTCTCAGGAAGGCTAAGAAATCGCCTATCACTGACACAGCCATAAAAGGGATCAGAAAAGAGGCTTCTAACGCAGGCATATCGCTTGAGAAGGCTTTGCAGCTTTGCTGCGCTAGAGGCTGGCAGGGATTTAAGGCTGAGTGGGTTACAGACGATCTCAAGAAGGATGACCATTACAAGCAGTCTTTGGACATCATCTTCGGCAGAAACAGGCGAGAGAAGGACATCACGCCTCGTCAAGACTTGTTGGAGGGCTAATCATGGACTTGCAAGTGATCGAAGCCATCTTCAAGAAACTTTCTATGACCTACGGAAAGGCTTTTCTTGACCAGTATCGAGACATGAATATGCAGGAGGTTATGGAGAACTGGGCTCACGAGTTATCTGGCTTTGCAAACCTTCCTCATGCCATCTCTTATGCGGTTGAGTGCTTGCCTGGTGACAAACCTCCCAATGTTTTGCAATTCAGGGCTCTATGCAGGCAGGCTCCTCCTCCGTTTTATCAGCGTCTCGAAATGACGATAGATAAGACTAAAGGCTTAGAACAGGTCGCTAAGATTAAGGCGATGATGTCAAGACAACAAAAGGAGGTTCTATGAACGAGAAAGAAAGAGCATACAAACTGCTACACAAGCTGGCAGAAGAAAACGACTATGTGATTGTTCACAGCAGAGAGCTACGGATTCTCTTGCAAGATTTGAAGTTGGCAACCAAGACCTTACAAGAAACAGAAATAGACATGACAGGAGATATGGCATGAGACAAAAGGTTAGCAGGGGTGAGTTTTGTCTAAAGTACCTACAGTCAAGATCGACACCAGTTACGACTATTGAGCTCGCAGAGAAGTTAAAAGTTAGCCCACGGTCTATCCAGAACTCGTTAGAGCCTCTTATTCTTGATGGCAAAGTCATTAGGGGCATGGTCTGGAAACAATCTTCTCCGGCTAAGAAAGCGGGTCTCTCTTATTCTTATCTTGCAGCAGACTCAAAAGTGAAGAAGAAGATTCTGCAAAACGGGTCGGTCGAGGAAGTATTCGAGATCAACTTCAACAACCCTTTCAATCTGAGGGCATCATGAAGAAAAGACAGATGACTGACAGATTGCAATGCAACCCACATCCAGATGCACATCATGGCTTTGATCGTAACGCATCACACAATGCTGACAGGTACGTTTGTGAGTGTGAGAGCTGGGAACCAAAGCCTGTGGCTCACGTTTACCGGATTGAACCAAACGGTAGACCTTGTGTTGCCTGGGATGATGCAAGTGGGATTGAGGTTGGCGCAAAACTTTACGCTGCACCCCGTGAATGGGTCAGTCT